TTCATTCTTTCGGCGCGCGCCTGTTCTTCCATCGCATCGGCATTATAGCTTTGTGCCTTTCGCGCCTGTTCACCGGAGTAAACCGCAGTTCCGGCGGATGCTAATGCCCCCACGGCAATTACCGCTACAACAATCCATTCAAAAGGTGTCATTTATTCCTCCCACACCCGCGCATACATCACGCTGTCTCTTTTGTCCTCACCGTATTTCTTCAAAATGCCTTCTTTTTGAAAGCTCAACCGCATTAAAAATTTGTGCCCGATAATGTTCTCGTCCACTACGGTCGCCTGAATCCGGTGCAATCCATATTTATTTTTTATATCTTTAATCTTCTCGTCAACGATGTCATAAATATCGAGAGCCTTATAAACCAGTTCTCGCCATGGGACAGTCCGCAGAAGCCATCCCTGCCCGACTCCTTCCCAATAAAGACGGACGCCACCCACTCCTATTACTTTGTCGTTCAGGCAAAGAGCGTAAGCCGCACCCGCGGCGATATGGGTCTTCGCCTGTGCTTCATATTCCGGAGGCACGTCGCATAATTTCATTGGTCGCAGTTCGTATTTATCCGTGCTCATACCCCACCGCAAATATTATCAGTCCTGTTATATTGCAGGGCAACGGCGCGTCGGAAACAATCGTGACAAGCCCATCCGTATCGTAATCTCCATTAAACGGCAGTTCTTTGTCGCCCGTGAAGGGAGTCAGTTTTCCGTCCTCGTTAAAGTTCAGTTCGTCAAGCGTCGAGAGGGTCATTCCAATTTTACAGTCAAGAGTTTTTTCAAATCTCCCTATCACGCGCTCAATCCGCTTCGTAATGCCCTGCGCCACTCCGTATCTTCCGCCTACATCCGGCTTCATCGGGATTAAGGTCGCTTTATATGGAAGACCAATGTGGCACTTATTGTAATATCCAGTTGTCGTGATTGTGCCGCCATCGACTACTTGGTTTCCATCATCTCCGCCATCACCGCAAACCGCGACCTCTTCTCCCGTAAGGTGGTCAATGCCGGTAAAATAATTGGACACGACTTCGCAGCTTCCGCCAATCTCTCCGCCACCAAGATATTGTTTTACAAAGACCGAATCGTTCAATTCAATCCAATCGTCGTCAATCTTTTTCACGACCCATGTATCGTTTGCCTCGACGCACCCAAGAACGCCAAAGATTTGGATTTCGTCGTCGTCCGCTAGACCGTGGGAAGCCGACTTAACTCTTATTTTTCCTTCGGAGCTTGCGATAATTTTGGTGATTGTTTTGTTTGCAACAAGCGCGGTAAATTCACTTGTGTCAATATAATCGCCGTCTCCGTCCTTTAGCTTGAAGGTGTTTGCCGCTAGGTCAGAAACGGTGTAAACATTTCCGTTCAGTTCTTCACAACCTAAGACCCCCTCAAATCTTACCTTCGACCCGTTAGAAAGGTCTGAAGCGTCCTCAACGGTAATCTCCCCTTCCGCGGCCAAAGTCACTACCGTTACACCTGTCTTTTCTCCGCCGTCGAATGAGAGACCGCTATCAACATAGAAGGCATCTCTTTTGTCTGGCCCGTAATCCTGTGGCATGAAGTATTCGATATATTGCTTGGTCACGCCGTTGATGCGTCGGCTCACAACAACCCATGCTTGGTCTTCTGAGCCTTCGCTCGGAATCACCGCCACACTTTTGAACTGTCCTGCTGTCTCTGCGCCGGTAAGAACACGCGACCAAGCGACAACCTGTTCAAGACGATTATACGTCAAGACGGGCATCTGTCCGTCTTCTCTTGTTAATAGAATAAATGGGTCGGGGAATACCTGTTGAGCCATGCTCGTAAAACCAGTATCGCCGATGTGATATGCAAGCCGTGTCAGGTCGGGCGACGAGTAGCCGTCCTTTTCGAGAGAGTAAGCCAATTCCCTGACCCTTCTTCCCCCGCGCTGAACATAAAGAATCGCGTCCCCTGACAACATAGCCTGTATATCGGCAGAGCCGTTTGAGGCGTGTCTTTTTGCATTAACAGTATCAACACTCAAAACGCCGTTAGTGTCGCCCTGTAAAAGCCATTCGCTGTCCGCCGTCCCGATAGTGATTTCTTTTTGAGTTAATCCCCATCTCAGGGTCGCCATTGTCCCCGAAAGGAGCGGATATTCGAGGGCGGCATCTGCGTCGGCGCTTGCTATTGTAAAATTGTAATAGTCGCCAGGTTTCGATAGGAACATCGAAAGCGGTTTTTTGTATGAGCCGCCAAAGTAAAGCCGTTCATCTGAAAATCCGCAAATCGCCGGCCACCTGTCAGAAACAAGCCCACCGCGCACATATGCGTTTGTAAAAGTGGAATCCTGTAAATCAAAGTTGTTGGCGTCAACTAAAGTGACAGCCCACACTCCGTTTGCTTCCTTGCATCCGACCACGCCTTCAATAGCTACCCTCTGCCCTTCAACAAAGCCATGTTTGGATTTTGTTGTAACCCTGATAAGCCCACTGCCGTTATCGGCACAAGCTGTAATATCGTGCATTAAAAACAGCCCCGCCCCACGGATAGTGCCGCCGCTTGAGTAAGCCCCGCCAAAGACAGACCCTTGAAGAACGACGTTGTTCAGGTCAATTACAGTAACAATCCACCTTCCGTTTGCCTGTGTGCTACCTTTGACTCCCTCAACCCACACCATATCGCCAGTTTCAAACTTGTGCGCCCGAACCTCGACCTCTATCTCTCCGCCTCTATTTGTGCAGTTTACAACATAATAGCCGACTTCCCGCACCACTGTTCCGCCTGAAACGTAGGCGTGGACATAAGTTGAACCGTTTAAAGTAAACGTCGTGGCGTTGATGACCGTAATGCGCCATGTCCCGTTAGCTTCAATCGTGCCGACAACCCCTTCAACTGTAACGCTGTCACCGGATTGAAAGCCATGCTTTGCCGTGGTGGTTATGCGGATTAACCCGCCGGAGTTTGCTATTGCGTCCACGGACTTGTAGCTTCCGCTGTTGCTTTCTTCGCTCGAATAAAGCGTTATGGGGGCAAGCGTCCAATCAATATGAGAGGTGCGCGAGAGCATCCGTGGCTGATAAGCCCTATGGGTTATGTAGAGAATGTCGCCTGATTGAGTAAAGCGCAGGCCTCGCAAATCGGTGTGCTTGTAAGGGGTAACAACCTCGACGGGCTTGCCGCCGTCAATTATCCGACCCCCATCTGTATAAAAACGTATGTAATAATCGCCAAACTCTAGGATATAGGCTTGGTCATTTGAATAGGTAAAAGGGGCTAAAATCGTAGTTTTATCGCTGAATTTCGCTTTATTGACGTAATAGAGTCCAGGTCTTTTGAAAGCCCCACCCTCTACATGCAGAAAGAAGTTTTCCAGAGTCCTACAACCCTGAAAGTATTTTGCAAGGTCAACCCTCGCATCTAGCCTGTTGCTTAACTCGCCTGCATTGAAAGACGAGATAAATACATTCTGTCGAGCCATTTTCCGTCCTTATCCGGATGTCAAACGCTCAACCCAACTATAACCACCTTTTTCAGCTTGCGACTTGCCTTTTCTCTTTATGGCGTCCAATCCCCTCGCCCTTAATATATCCCTTTCGGCGTCTCTCAATATCGCTTCCCGCAAGGTTTTGTCCTGGACGAGGCGATACACTATCTTTTCTGATATTCTAGCCGCTATCGCTACTGCTAAGTGCGGTGAAATATTTGTTGGGTCGCTAATGCGTTGGTCATACACAATATTAATAGGCGTTTCCGCGTCTGTTTGGATATATCGGCCTTCAAGTTCCCAATCCACTACGTCAATTACTTCTACCAACGTGAGGCAATAAGGAGAAGCCGGCAAAAGATAACGATACAGCCATACCGAGTCAGGCGCGGTAGAATCGACGGCAAGAGCCGTTCTTTTCCGTGCATCGCTCCAACCTAATTCACGGTTTTCGCTGATTATTTCGTCCACAGCTTCCTGATAGATTGCGGAAAAATCAAGCCCCGAAGGCTTGTCTGTCAGCGCAGTTATGGGAGCAGCGCCTACGCGCCGCAGAGCCATATTGCAAATTCCAACCCATGTGTAAGCCATATCACTCCTCTTTTAAAAAAGGGTGAGTGGGTTCGCCACCCACCCTTTGCCGAAAACTATGCGTCTGCTTTCTGCGGTTTCAGTTTAAGCGGAGTTTTTTTCTTCGCCAGTTCGTCCGCGATTGCAACCTTTTCGACCAAATCGGCAGAGAACTCGCCAACAGGCACAAAGTGACGCAATTTGCCGTCTTTGTCCATGGGTAGCTCGCTCACGTTATCAACCGCGAGCGTGTCACCAATTTTGTAGAGTCTCTTTTTGTGCCAGCAAGGCCTGACGCATCTGTAAGTTTTTGACATTTTAAAAACCTCCTCGGTTTATTCCGCTAGGCTATGTCAATCCAAGCGGTGAGTTTGCCTGCCGTGAAGTTCTGCGTTCCCACGGTGTAATACAGTCTGAGATACTGCATATGTTCCTTGGGAATTGCAAATTCAGGCAGATACACGCCTTTAATGAGGGTCGTCGCGCTGATAGCGTGTTCCGCACCCTGCACCAGAACAGCAGTTCCATCGAAGTCGGTCGCGGAGTGCTGCAACGCGATGGTCAGCGTGGCAGTATCGTTGGTGGAATCGAAGGTTTCCTCAACGATGAAACGAACCTTCAACGGTGCATCCCCTAAATTGGCGTTTGCCACGCCCATATTGAGGACATTCGAAGCCGCAGATGCCGTAATTGCCTGCGCTTCGCTAAAAATTAATTTCGCGTCTATCATAACTTGCTCCTTTCTTAGCTTATCGCAGTTTCGGTATCTTTGATTTGTTCGACCATTCTCACAGGAATCCCGCGGAATCTTGTGACCGGCTCACCAAACGCATTGTCGGTTGTGTAATTGACGTTGATTTTATCCTTCGCCAAAATATCCAACTGCGTTTTGAGAGTCTTGTTCACATAAATTACGTTGCCTGCACCACCACCCAACCTCGGAAGGTTGTTAATCGCCTGCACAATCTGGTCGTCGTCGAGAGTATTCTCGCTGCCAGATGTCTCGATATTGGCGATACGCTGAACGCATCTGTCGTCATGGACAAACAGACCCATGTTCACAACGAACTGCGTTTCATAGGCGTAATACACTTTGCCGGCTTCCGGAGTTACCCTGACTCTGCCTTTGTCTTCAAAGTGCAGACCGACAGGAGTTCCCTTCGGATAAACGAGGTGAAACGCCATTTCGCCCCATTTAATGAGCCACAGAGAAGTCGTATCGCTTCCCTTGCCGCCCGCGCCTAACACATTGGCCATGGACAGCGCGTCGTAGCGCGTTGCCAAACCGTCAGGCTGTTCCGGTGTAGTTGCGCGGTCGCCATAAATAATGGTCTCCGCCATTTCCTGCGCCAAACCTTCCAGATGAAGTTTATCTTCACCGGAGCGGATTGCGCCCTTCTTTTCCGCGTTGAGGTCGAGGATGGCTTCGTCGATGTCAGAGAAGTCTTCCAAACGACCGATAGGCTCGGTAACTTGCCGCGTAGAAGCAGCGGAAATACCTGCGCCCTGATTCGCCTGTCTCCATGTTCCCGAAGGAAGCAAAGTCGCTTTCGTCCCAACATGGCCGTTCTTCTGATTCGCCTCAACCCAATAAGCGTCGGACACGATGTCGTTGGCTTGGGCTAAGACGTTGGCTATTTCAATAACGTCCTTGTTGTTAGTGCGGTTTGCCAGTTCGAGCATGGTAAACTGCGATGATACGTTAATTGTCGTCATTTTTTAATCCTTTTCGCAAATGACCTATTGTTGCATTGACGGGTAGTTAAATTCGCCCTTCGGCTTGTTATCGTCTTCGGGGCGGCGTTCTCCTCTGATGAAAACATCTTCGGAAATTACTTTCCCGATGAACGAAAAAACTTCAAGCATATAGGGATTATTGCCGAGACCCGATTCATCGGCAAACTTCTTAAATCCAGGCACTTGCTTCTCAATGTTATCCACGGCGCGACGCATTACGGTTACATTTTTATCGTAATCAGCGCCCCATTTCTTCTTCAGTTCCTCCGCGGCTTTTCCGACTTCTTCTTCCTGTCGCTTCTTTTCCTCAGCGACGTAAGCCTCTATAACTTGCCCCTTGATTTTCTCGGCCTGAGCCGGCGCAAGAGTCCCGCCCATTTCCTTGAATCCTTCCAATAACGCCTTAGCTTGCGCGTTATCGAGTTCGGCCTTATGAAACAGCGACCGGATGGATTGCTCCAATTCAGGAGTATAACCTTCCGCATTTTTATCAATCGGCAAATCATATTTATCCACCGTGGCAGGAACACCGCGAACTTCATTGAGTTTCGCTCTAAATGCCACTCTGTCCTCGTCCTTCGCGTCAGTCGCGGGAACGTAAAGCGCGTTCTTCGACTTTCCCACAAGCTCAACGTATTTCCTTCCGAGGTCTTTGACTTCCTTAATCTCGGTAAGAGCTTCGTGATTTTGTAGGTCAGGCTCTAACGCCGCCTTCCACCCTAAACCTTCGTTTGGCTCTGGCATAACACACCTCTCTCTTATTTATTTCAGCAATTACGCTGAGTTATCCTACAAACCCGCAGTATGCACTCTATATGATACGCGAATTGACAAAGTAGTATCATCTGAGGCATTACCGGCAAATTCACCGTCACCGGTATTAAACAATTCAACCGCTTTATTAATTGAATTTGCCGCTGTGACGTCCACCGCCGCTGACGGCAAAACAACTTTGATAATATCGGCGTTGCTGTCTATGAACCCCGTGGACTCAATCGCCGCGGTAATATCAGTTCCGGAACTGTATTGAATAACCAAATTATCTTCCGACTCTGTTAAAACTTCACTTCCGTAATTAAGAATCAATACCGCACTTACCAATTCAACAAACTTATCTGCGCCTGGGGCGGCCACCAATGTTAGTGGAGCGGCTCTTAGTCCCTTGATGCAGGCGTTGTTGCAGGCGACCGTAGTATTGTAAATAATGGCCGAATTATCAAAGGCGATGGACGCTATACCACTCATAGCACCGGCTGTTGAAATGTCCCAATCGGACGAATTAACTGCTACCGTGCCTGAGTTATCGCCAATCGTCGCATTTCCGTTAATGGCAAGCGCACCCGCGCCGGTTACTCGAACAACGCTAGTATCGTTTGCGGTAACAAGCAGGGCATCGACATCGACGTCAGCGCTGACAACTTCCAATACAGTTCCGTCAGTAGCGTTACCGGTTTTCTGCTCAACCCGCAGGACAGACACATCACCAAAAGCACCCAATCCTTGAATTGTGAACATATCTTTGTCGGTTAGGGTGCTTGTAAATGTCCCCTGATAGGCTGTAAAAGCTATGGTAGTGTCTGCTTCCGCTCCGGTTACTGCATTGACCGGTGGCGCTGCCGTAGAAACGTCGGTCGTCATAGCGACTGTGCCGTCTTTATCCGGCCAGGTTATAGTCCTGTCGGCTGTTGGTGTCCCCTGAAATTTAATTTTAAATGCTGTTCCACCATACAGGTAGTAGTAATCAGAATAGGTCGCATACCACGCCTTTCCCGATTTACCCAAAAACCCTGAATGGTGCTTCGACGGAAGCAAATTGGTTGCGGCAAACGCCGGCAAAGCAAAGGCCACAATCAAAAGCGCCGTCATTAACTTTTTAAAGATTTTCATTTTATCCTCCTTCAACATCATTTTCTTTTGACTTCAATACATTGGCTTACTGTCCGCCCCACTCCGCTTACCTTCCCCATCGTGTCCGAGGAAAATAACTTGGGAATGACATTGGGGGGCGGCATACCCTCAATCGCTTCCCATACATAACACCTGTTGCCGGCGATATTCTGTGCGCTCATGCCAACAGGTGCAAACGACCTAATCCATGCAAGATGCCCTTTATCGGGGACATCATAAAAACCGCACTCCGGCTTTATCAGCGCGGGCGGGCGGTGAGAAACAAGAACGAGATAATGCGTCTTTGAGTTCAAATACAACGCCGGTGTAAACTTGCAACCCTTAATATCCGTTAACGTCATGGGCAGCGAGTTATAAGTCAGCGGTATATTGCTGATTTGCATTTCCAAAGCGTCGTTCATTTCTTAATCTCCTTTGGTTTTTCCGCATACGGCAAACGCATTAATTCATTCACCAACAGCGGGATATTTGAGGGCTGTAAAATGCCCATTATCTTCAAAAGCCTTCTCGCGTAATTCATTAGTGTCGTGTCCTGTGGAGTGCTGACAATCTCGTTAAAGTAGCCAAGCTCCACCAACATATGCGCCAAGACTTCCTGTCCCCTCTCCGAACCGAACACTTCACGATACGCGTCACGCACTTCGTCGTTGTGCGACTTTTTCGGCTTATTCTGAAGCATACTTAATAATTCGTTCATTCAGGCATTACTCCTTCCGCTAAAGCCTTCAGAGGGCTGTCCTGCTCCACTGCCTTCGATAAATTAGGAACGGCCTGCGACATCAACAAAGCCTGTTGCACCGCTTCCTGTTTCGCCACCTGTTCCGCTCTTTGCTGACGAACCGCCTCAACTTTCTCCTCGTCTTCAAACAACGCCGCGGGGAATCCATAGGAGTCAAGCAACTCAACTGCCGTTTCGTCCATCTTTACCAAGTCCATTGTCCCTGGCTTTATCGATTCGAGTTTTCCGAGAACATCTAATCCCGCCATTAGTCCTTTTGTCCGGAACAGCTGTTTCTGTGTCTGCGCCAACGGTGCAATATAGTCATAACGTATTTCTTCACCGCCGAACTTATCAAGAAGTATCTGCGGCATTTCGGGCAGGCGACCGCCGACAGCAGCCAGTTCAAGAGTTCTTTCATTTATCGCATCCAATCCGTCCGTCATAAAGCGCCCGATAATCGTGCCGAGAGCAGAGGCTTTTTCCGATTGCATTTCAAGCACTTGCGGAACACTTAGCTGTCTTCCTTCCATAGCGGCGCGGGACAGCATGACGAAGTAGTCAACGTAATAAAATTCTTTGATGATTTTTCTGACTTCATCTTCCCTGTCTTTGGCGATTGGATAATTGTTGCCGATAAAAATTGCTTCGGCTTTTCTATCTTTATCCAAAAAGTAATTCAGTCCGTCTGGAACAATCTGCTCCGCTCCGCGCATTTCTGCGGGAATATTCCACGGTGGCTGTGCGGCCAACTGAGCAACTTTCAGCAAGCTCTTGGACATTATGTTTCCGCCGAGGACTGTCACAATCGCGTCGGCAGACGGAGAGCGGCCATACGTTTCTTCGGAGTTCACGCGCCAACGCCACACGGCGTAGGGGAACTTCCGGTAGCCGCTGCGACCGAGTTCTTCAACCTTGTCCTTTGTTTTTTCCAACATATAGACGGAAGCCCACGGCATATTTGTCGCGTCCCACTTGGGGATAAGGTCTGCGCCTTCCCGATACATTTCCCTCTCGTCTCGCGGGTAAACAGCATGGATAATCTCAAACAATTCTTCGGGGTTTTGATTCATCGCAATATAATCCGGCAGCTTTTTAAATTTCTGCTTCAGGGCGCGCACCGACATTTTAAACTTCCGGAAGACAACATCCACCTGTCCGTGAAGGTTCGTCGAAATCCAAATCTCGCCAGGGTTGCAGACGGTGTAAACGACCTTGCCGGCGACGACATCTTCCTCCATGTAGATAGTCGCTGTTCCAAGCCCCGACGCATCCGAAATAAATTCAATCATCGAGGAATAGAAATTCGACCTCTGAAATTCGTTATAAAGCGCCCATTCCATATCTTCGAGGTAGCGTCTTATTTCGGGAACTTTGTCGTAGCGCTGATTATATTTTTTGGCGCTTCCGCCCCTTCCATAGCGGGGCATCCCGAATGTCGGGATTATCAGGCGCACCCACGGGAACTGCGCTGAAAGCATTTGCCCGTGAAAGCCGCTGACGAGAATATTGTGCGCTGACTGAGCCGTTCCGTCGAACACTTCCTCGCCGACAATCTGGCCTCGCTGCTTCATGCCCTTGAAATTATAGCGGCGCGGGTCAATGTAGGTTTGAATCATGTCCCACATTTCTTCGTAAAGCTGCCGCTCTTTCTGCATGGAAGCGAACCAACCAAGCAAATCGGCGATTTCTCTTTCTTTTTTCCCGCCAGGAAACACAGGAGTTACTTCCGGTGTCGGTCTTGCGGCTAAGTTGCTTTCCATTTACGCCCCCAGGGTTGTAAGCAGGGATTTCTTTTCCGTCGGCGCTTCTCCAAAAACGCCACCCGTCAACATTGTCGATTTCCGTCCGGCCATCTTCCGCAGCCGTTCCTTTTCCTTATTCCCACGCGCGATTATTTCCTCGTCTGTTTCTTCGGGCGGGGGCGGTGTTTCGATAATTGGTGGCGCTGGCTTTGACCCGAAACTCATATTCTTACCTCCTGTCTTTTGCGGTGAAAACTGAAGGGGTTATACCCCGTTTGTGCCCTGCGTGAACCTTCAGGGATGTAATTAGCATTACTGGCGTTTTTATCAGGGTAAAGAATCCTGACTTCGGGGCTTTTAACCCGCGCCAACGAGTCCAACATATCGTCGTGCTTCCCAAAGGGAAACGGCAGATATTCCTCGCGGATAAAGATTTTCGTGAGGTCAACCCGCTCCCTATCTACTGTGATATAATTACATTCTTCAGGAAGATAGATGCGCCCCTCTTTAAAGTCGGGGACAATCCGGTTAATTCTGTCGTTTTTGGGAGTTTTGCCGGCAACCGGCTGAATGGCGAACCGGTAATTAATATCTTCCATTTTTTCCTTGATATGCGGGATGTCCGCCTGCATACCGTATTCTTCGTAGTAAACGCCCTTAATCTGGTGTTGGTAGCGCCGGTGTGTGTCAAACAGCTTTGCCGTCCTTTCGGAGAGCGACAGCCGGTCACGCACCCACTCCACAACGTATAAATTGCCGTCTCCGCCCGCTCCGACAACCGTGATGACGGTATAGTCGTTTTCCTTCTTTTTGGCGTTTGCGGGGTCAATGAACAGGTAAATGTTCATTCCACGGGCATTGTCTAGGCCGCCCTTCCAGTAATGCAGCCAATCTTCCTCCATCCCGTAGCGAGAGCCTTTTTTGGGGTTTAGGAGATACTGACAGGCAAATTGGTAGGGAGTGTTCGTTTTGCGGCGGGAGGCCAGTTCATCGGGCGAAAAATACAGCGGAGTGCCGATTTCCGTTCCATCGTCCGTCGCCGCGAATTTACGTTCCTTCAATATCCCTTCCTCGACAATCTGCACATACGGGTCGGCGAAGTCGTAATACGTCCCGACAACTCTGAACCGCGCGCCCTGCGTTTTTAAGTTCGTAGATGCCCGAAACGAGTCCATTGTCTTTAGAGTCTGTTCCGGCGTGAAAACCGACCTTTCATTGACTATATCGTCCCAGACAAGCACCGTATAGTGAGCTCCCGTCTTTAAACCGTCAATCAGGCCGGATGCTTCAACCGTAGCCTCAATGTAGTTCCCTTTGCGTTTGACAATAAACCCGTCGTCTTCCGACCATTTCCGCGCCTGTCGCTTCGGATTCGCATACAGAATATCCGGAAAAAGCGCCTTTAATTTGGAATTTTCCTCGAACTCATACATTATCGGCATCAGATGGTCTTTCGCCAGAGGCCTCGTATTCGAGAAAAACCCGAACCGTTCCTCCGGATTCGCCAGTATATCCTGCACCGTCTTCCCAAACGTGATAATCGAGCTTTTACCATGCTCACGCGGCCAAACGTCCACGCAACCGTCCGGCTCTCTCTGCACGTCCATACAACGCTCAAAATGCCAATCCGTGTCCAAATCCGTCCGCCCACACACTCTCACGAGCAAAAAGAACAAATCCGACAAACACAGATACCGCAGAACCGCCGTCTCGCGTTTTTCCTTTTTCGCCGCGTTCAGCACTCTACCGTATGCCTCGTGTGTCTCAATTCGTGTCATCTCTTGCAAAACCCTTTTAGGAGTGAGTGGACACCTAAGCTAGTCCCTCGCGGTATGAACCACCCACGTTTACCCAAAGACCTCGTTTTTGACCCCCCCCTGTCAGTTTTAATTATCATTTCAGCTTTCTCATTTTGCCTAACGCATTCGCAGGGCTTTCGTTAGTTTCATTTGCTTCCTCAAAATAAAAGCCTTACAAAAATTCAATATGTCTTGAAAGGTATGCTTCGCATACTTAATTGTAGTATCTATAAGGAATAGAACTATTATAGGCGCGCTTCCTTCACGAGTTATCAACAGGCTGAAGACCTGATTTTTCCGTTGTATTCCACCCGTGGGAGAGGGGCACTTCAAACTTGATTTTATTAGGTTTTTATTTTCCGGCATTTTCCTCAATTTCCCTCACTTTGCCTAATAAATGGGCAATAGAGCTACATTTCAGCTCATTCAAGCTCTATTAAGTCGCCTTCCGATACATCCTGGGCACTCTTCAGCCCGTCCCTGGAGACAATACCGTCCAGCATTTCCTTCAATGCCGGCGACAAATCTAGGCTAATCGACGTCGGCAACATCTTTTCTAATCTATTGACTTCATTAACCATTTTGAA